TATTTGAAAGCTCAAAAGGAGCGCAACTTTTTAGAATTTCAAACATTACTAGGGCAACAGATACACAAGACCGCAAGATAACCGCAGTAGATTATAATGAGAGCGTTTTAAGTGACGCAACTACTATAATCCCAACGCCTACATCATCAATGAACTTATTGCCTCATGTTGATAGTTTAATTATTAAAGAGCATTTAGAAATTAAACCAACTGGTACATTAATTACATTTATTGATTTTGAATGGACGGCAACTGGAATATATAGAGATTTTGATGTCATGATTTCTAAAGACGGTGGAAATTCTTATATTGTTTTAGCTAAAAATATAACAACGCTTACTTATTCTCATAACGTAACAGAATTAGAAGAGTACAAAGAATACTTTTTTAAAATAATTCCTAGAAGCGTAACAAGAGAAGATTTAAACTTAGCAACTACGTATCCTTATACATTTTTAGGTAAACAAGCAAAACCTACTGCACCTTTAAATGTTACATATACAGAATTGAATGACGAGTTTAAGATTAGTTGGGAATATCCTACGCCTGATGTTGATTTTAAAGAGTTCATAATTTATGAAAATAATAATCCAATAGGTAGCACTATTGCATTATCTTATTCTATTCCTATTACTAAAAAAACAAGCATTATTTCAGTAAGAACGGTTGATACTAGCAATATTGAGAGTGATTATACAAACATTACTTTAACAGTTGCATATTTAAGTGATGTCCAAAATGTTAATACTATTTATCAGAATAACGAGGTAATAGCATTTTGGGATGAAGTAGTGAGCAATAGATTGATAAGCTATGAACTACGAAAAGGAAATTCATGGCTTACGGCTCAATTTATTTCTAATTTAAACACGCCAAAAACTTCTATTTTTTCAACTGGTGACTATTTAATAAAAGCTTTTTATATTACAAGCGGTGGATATAAAATAGAAAGTCAAAACGCTACTATTTTATCAACAGATGGAAACGTCATATCTAAAAACATTTTAGAGTTTTTTGTTGAAAACGATACATGGAGCGGAACAAAAAACAATACAATGGTAACACAAAATGGATTAACTTTAATTGGTGAAAGCGTTGATAATTATGTCAATGTTGATTTAATAGGAAATTTTGATTATGGATTATCTGTTGTATCACAAGGAACTTACGAAAGTTTAAATATAGTTGATTTGGGGACTCCTAAATTATGTAAAATTTATTCTAATATAAATATTGAAGCATTTAAAATTAACAACAACTTTGATTTGATTCCAAATGTTGATTTAGTTTCAAGTATTGACGGTTATATTAGTAGCGATTTTGCAGTCGAAATTCAAATATCAATTAGCCAAGATGGCACTACTTATGGCGATTGGAAAAAGTTTATAAACGGTGATTACATAGGTCAATCTTTCAAAATGAGACTTGTTTTATCATCATTCGATACTCAAGTAACGCCTATTGTATCTTATTTTGATTTTACAATTGATATGCCTGATTTATTTGAGAGTGGAAGTGACACAAGCGCAGCTACTACAAAATCAATCACTTATGTTAATAACTTTAGTATTTCACCAGAAGTTCAAATTACTATTTTAAACGCATTACAAGGTGATGATGCTATTTTAACAAATGAAACTGCTGATGGTTTTGATATTGAAATTAAAAATGGCGGATCAAATGTAGTTAGATCATTTAATTATTTCGTAAAGGGGTATTAATGGGATATGCTATAATTACGATAATCAGGAGCAAAAATGTCACAAGTAACAGATAGAACGGTTGGCGCAAACCCTAGCGGTTTTGACATGAGAACAGAATTAAATAACATTATAGCGGCAATAGAAAGCGACAATAGTGGTTCAAGTGAGCCATTGAATACAGTCGCTTATATGAAGTGGCTAGATACTTCAAATGCTACTTATTATTATTACAAAGAGAGAAATCACGACAATACAGCGTGGGTAACTTTATTTAGATATACGGTGGCTACTAAGGTAATGGAGGCAGTAAGCAATGGGGTTGTATTGCAAGACACTGCTATTGAGATACATAATGCAACATCAAAAGCAACGCCAATTGATGATGATGAGATTGGTATATGGGACAGCATAAGTTCAACATTACAAAAACTTACATGGTCTAATTTAAAGGCTACGTTAAAAACTTACTTTGATACTTTATATCAATCTACTTTAGTAAGCGGCACAAATATCAAAACCATTAATGGAAATTCTTTGCTAGGTAGTGGAAATATTGCTGTTGGTGAAACGGCATGGACGGCAAACGATAGTAGAGCAAAAACAGCTTTAAATGCAAGTGGAACAGCTCCTATTTATGCGTGTCGAGCTTGGGTAAACTTTAACGGCACTGGAACGGTGACTATTCGGGCAAGTGGCAATGTTAGTTCCATTACTGATAATGGCGTTGGAGATTATACGGTAAACTTTACTAATGCAATGAGTGATGCTAATTATGGAATTTCAGCTATTGGTAATAATTCTTCTGCTGCTTTTACAATGATTAATGACACTGCATCTATTCCAACTTCATCTGCATTAAGAATAAAAACAAGCGCAACAAATGGTACAGCATCGGACTCACCTTATGTTTGTTTGTCTATATTTAGATAAGGAGAAATAAAATGCAAAAAATCGTTTTTAAAAATCCAGATGGTAGCGTTGGTGTTATTCACCCAACACAAGAGGCAATCGATGCGTTTGGCATTGATGCAATCGCACAAAAGGACACTCCGCACGGTTTTCCTTATAAAATCGTTGATGAAAGCGAAATCCCTAGCGATAGAACTTTCCGTCATGCGTGGGAGTGGGATAAAACTGTTAAACCAGATGGAGTTGGAGCAATTTCAAATACTTTTGAGGGAGTTAAGTAATGGCCATTAAAGTAAACATCACAAAGGCGCAAGAGATAGCGCACGAAGTAAGACGTGAGGCAAGAGCAGAAGAATTTAAGCCATTAGATGAAGCAATCACTATCAACATTGCAAATCCTAACAAAGTGGCAGAGGTTGAAGCAGAACGTCAAGCAATACGTGATAAGTACGCAGAAATTCAAACCAAAATCGACAGCTCAACCACTACGGATGAGTTAAAATCAATCATTGAATCACTATGAAGTACACAATCTTTGGGGCTAAATCTTTAGCCCTTTTTATTTTTCAGCTTTTAATGACTTTGGTTGGTATGGTGCTACTACCATTCTTTTTAAAGCGTGTTGAGCCTTTTGAGTGTGAACACGGATTTAAAACGTACCGATTTAAGGACGTGTGGATAGATACGCTCTTTGGCAACGTAGAAGATGGCATAGATGGCGATAGCTATTATAGAATGAAGTATGACAATTTAAATATGTGGACTAGGTATAACTGGGTAGCATTGCGTAATCCTATTCATAACTTAGCTCTTAAAATGGGAGTTAATGAAGTTATTACATCATACACATGGATTGGTAATAGGTACACAGAAGATAGAATAGGACATGAGGGATTTGTTTATAGCGAAGCAATAGGAGAGAGTGGAAAAGTTTATCCTATGTATCGTTATTGTAAGTTACTTTATAAAGATTATGGTATTGAATTCAATATGGGGTACAAGAATTTCAACATCAAAGAAGTTGGACAGCATTACAAATACAGTTTCACGGTGAGCTTTAACCCGATAAAAAAATTTGAAAGTTGACACTTGAAAAACTATGAACTTTTAAAAACAATTGTATCGTTATTGGAGGGAGGATGTTTTGTATTAAGCATTTTTTGTGCTCACTATTATTATAAAAATGTAGCCATTCAAAAATCACCAATTAATGGAAGCATTTTAATATTTACAAATTTAATTGAAATAACAATAATTTTATTAATGATTATTTTTGCCATAATAAATTTTGTTTTAATTTTTACAACACCGTCCATATATTTTTTTAAAATTATTTTTTTAATTCTATATATGATTTTTATTATTTTGTTTATCTTGAAAAGCAATAAGGAAAAAAATGCCAAGTGATAATGAAAGCACAGTTATTCATATGTATATAGAAGGGCTTAACAAGAAATTTGATGAAGTAATAAGTAGCATTAGTGAATTAAAAGTAGAAATAAGCAAAAGCAACGCAAATAATGAGCGACAGATGGACTCAATCAAAGTTTTATCAAAGGAAGTTGATGAACTTCGTACAGCCCATCAAGGGAAAGGTTGTATGCCTTTAATAAGTGCCGTAAATGTGAGAGATGAACAAGTAAAACACGTTAATATCGAAATTGAAAAACTGGTTAAATCTTTTGAAAAATTAGACAAAGACATCGAAAGCATGAAAATTAAAATAGCTCTTTGGAGTGGTGGGATTAGTGTTGGTGTTTGGTTTGTAAGTTTTTTATTGAAAGGATTATGGAAATGATAAAAGATTTATTCTATGATAAAAATAAACTTTCAAGCACTAAGACTATGACTATTTTAGCTTTCATTTTTAGTACCTATTTTGTTTATGAAAATGTGCATAGTCAATACATTGTAGAACTTATGGCTTTATATTTAGGTTTACCCTATGTCAATAGACAAACGAGTCGATATATAGACTATTCTCAAAATAGAGGAGGTGTTGATGTTCCCGATAAATATTAACTATATTTATTTAGTAGTGGGAGTGGCGTTGGCTACTTATATAGCACTAATCAAAATAGACAATTTTCAATTAGAGACAGATAATGAAAATCTTAAAAGTGTAATTATCGGAATGAACGCTATTAATGAAAATGAAGCTAAAGAAGTTAAAGAAAAAATTGTGTACGTTGATAAAGAGATAGAAGTAATCAAATGGCGCACAGAAACACGCTTAAAAACGATAAAGGAGTATGTGAAAGATGAAAACCTCACCGATTGTCAAAACGCTCTTAATTTTGCTCGTGACTCTTTTTAGCGGTTGTGCTGCTAAAACACAAATTATTGTGCAAAAGTGCCAAATAGAAAAACCTATTAAACATGAGCCTATTAATTGTCGTGTGATTAAAAGTGACTTTGAATTTATGCAATGCGTAGCAGCAAATTATTACACATTGCAGAGTGACTATGAAATACTAGAAAAATCTTTTGAGGGGTGTAAATGAATGATATTTTAATTGAATGTGCTGAATTTGCCAAAGAGTTTGAAGGGTTACACGATTTAAAAGATGATGGGCTAGTTTATGCTTATCACGACCCAGTGGGCTATCCAACGATAGGCTATGGTCATTTATTGTCGTATGTTAAATATGAAGATTTAGGTAAATATAAACCTAAAACTTTGGACGAGTGTTTAAGTGATTTAGCCGATGAAATGCAAAAGAGCATGGATTTAGCCGTCAAAATGTCACCGTGTTTGATTGAAGATGAAAACAAGTATCGCTTAATTGCGATAACAGACTTTGTTTTTAATTGTGGACAAGGCAATTACGCTATGTCAACACTTAGAAAACGAGTTAATGAGCTTAAATGGCTTGAAGCTTCGCAGGAGATTTTAAAGTGGGATAAAGCAGGTGGAAAAGTATTAAAAGGCTTAACACTTAGAAGAATGGCAGAAAGTAAACTATTGTTAAAAATTAGTGTATAATACTTTCCTATCCTCCTTTAATTTGATAGACCTACTTAATTGTAGGTCTTTTTCTTTAACTCTTCAATAATCTTCTCATTATTTTTATTCTGATTGTACATTATTAAGTGTAAAGGTATAGTAATAACCAGCAATGGAAAGAAAAATATTAAGCATACTATATGTAAAATCCACATCATTTTTTTATCCTTTCAAATAATCGTCTTATCACATAACTACGTAAATAAGACGATACAAAAAATAAGCCAGTGCTGATACTGGCGACTTGTGACTGTGGTAAGTGGTCGAAGAATATTTATAAAAGTTTTCCTATTGAATTAGCAAACTCTAATGGGTCTTTATCATGTTTTTTCATATTGCATTTGTCACAACTTACAACTAGGTTACTTAATGTATGTTCTCCACCTTTTGAAAGCGGTATATAATGGTCTATATGTGTTTTAACATTTTTAAGATTTACCCCACACCAATAACATTTTTTTGTTTTTTCATGTATATTTAAAATCTGCTCAGATGTAACATCACCTTGTTTTTTTATTGTTCTTCTCTTTTGATGTGAATTATTTCTTAAAATTATCCCTCTTTGTGATTGTCTATAATTTTTTGCATATTCTTTTAAATGTTCTTTATTTTTTTCATTATATTGTTTTATTTTTTCAATGAATGTATTTTTTTTGCAATATGTTTTTCTATACTGTTTTGAATAAATTTTTAAATAATTTTTCATTTTTTCAGATTTTCTATAAATTTTCATATATTCTTTTCTTTTTTCTGTTTTATTAAATTTTTTTTGATATTCTCTTCTAGATTTTTTATATTCTTCTTTTTTAATATATTCTTTCATATATAATAATTTTCTTATTTTATTTTCTTCTATATTCCAATATTCTTTATGTTGTTTTCTTATGCAATCTTTACATTCATTTCTATATTTATTTGTATCTTTTCTAAAAGAAAACTCATTAATATTTTTTTCAATATTGCATTTAATGCATATTTTTATTTCATTCATTTTGTAGTCCCTATTAAAATAGGTCGGAAAACCGCTTAAAGTTTCCCTTGTAGTCTTGCCTGTTAAAGGTCTTAAAGGTATGTAGTAGGTTATGATGGTTTCACATATACGCAAACTACATACTTTTAAAAACTCTTAAAAAGTGCCTGAGAGGGAAGTATTGGGGATAAGCACCAATCAGACACTATTTAAAAGTTTAGACTTAAACTATTATAAATTAAATAACAGCCTAAGCCTAGTACACATATAGTTAAAAAGTAGAATATAATGAGGTTGGAATGGTACGCCAATACCAGAAATAAGGAACACCAATCTCTTTATTTCTATTTAGGCGGATAATTGGCATTTTTGACACAAAACACTTTTTTATTATCCGCTTGATGTAATTATATACAAAATAAAATAAATTTATGCTTACATATCCCTAACAATTTTATCGGCTAAATTAAACATTTCACTTTCTTTGTTTCTACATTTAGTAGTGTCTAATAAGTCCATGATAGCCATTAGTTGCCCTTCGCTGTTCGTTATCCAACTGAACGCATCATCTAGTGGCTTGTTTCGTTCGTTAGGCTCAAAGCGTAAATTAAGCACCATAACGGCCAAATAGTCTAACTGTATCGTGTTTGATATGTGCGATAAAACTAGACTAAAAAGCTTACGATTTTTAATCATTACTTTATCCGCATGAGAAGAGTAAAGTTTCATAAATGCCAACAATTCATCTTTAAGTTTACCCATTCGTCTATCTAATTGCTTATTTACTTTGTAATCAGCTCCTCGTTTAGTTGCTCCAAATTCTGGGCATTTCCCACATTCAACCTCTTGGGCTGCGTGTATCAGCCCATAACAAAGAGAAACATAACTTAAATCTGTAATAAATCCGCCGCTAACATTTTTCATAATGCGCCTTGAACTTTACTTCTTCCATAAAGTCATCTATACCGTTTATAGTAAAAGAAGCCCAGCCGTTAATAAAATGTACGTTTGTAACTGTAAAGCCTAGTGTTTTATGCTTCCACATTACTTATCCTTTCAATCTCAAAATTTAGATAATCAATCGCTTTTTTTAAATCCTTAACTATACTTTCACCCTCTTTTTTTCCGCAACGTGAAATGTACTTAATCGCATTACCTAGATTAAAGTTAAAGTTATGGCTATTTATATAATCTATTGGCTCAATTCCATTACCTTGATAGTGTGATACTTTAGGACGTTGAGTTCCGCATAATTTAAGCGGCGGTATCTCTGTTTTTTCTTTATTTTCCATTTTATTCCTCACTTAGTAAATATTCATGATGTGCTATTGCATCTTCTAACACTTTAAGTCTGTACATATTGCGTTCTGTGTAATGTACTTTTAAAAGCTCGTCTATTTGATGACGTGCTAACATTATCTTTTCTTTGCTTGTTTCTCTTATGGTCATACCATCAAAGTGAGAGGGGCTTACCCCGTAGAGGTCTTGTGTCCTTTGCATCAATACTCTCCAACTTTTAACTCGCTCATCTCTACATAAGGGGTAATTGCCTCTACGTCCTCAGCTTCTTTTTTTGGCTGTGGTTTCTTTGGCTTTTCTGCCACTAAAGGAATGCAACACTTAACGCACTCTTTGTAATGTGGAGGATAAAGGTTTTGACATTGCTGACACACCATCACTTTTTCCTTTTTTTCTTAGTTTTTAAAATCTCAATTTGTCTGTGTAAGGTAAGAATTACCGCACTTTGTTTCCCTATCTCTTCTTTAGCGTCTGCAAGTTGCTTTCTTAGTCGCTCGTTGTCTGCGTTTAGTCTGATTGCGTACTGTTCCATTATTTATCACCACTTGAGCCAAAGCCACCATTACGCTCTGTGTCGCTTTCAATACCCAATAAATAGCCTTTGTGTTCTTTAAGTGTGCATTGAGCTACTTTATCACCTTTTGAAATTGCAAAACTACTGTAATCGTATGTGCCGTCTCCCTTTGCACCCATATAGGCAAATTCGTCAAAGGCACATAATGGATTATGCACAATTAATCCAATCTCATCAGAATAATCAAGGTCGATAACGCCTACTCCAATGATAAGCCCTTTAGCTCTTAAGCTACTTCGCGGGTGTAGTTCTAAGTAGTGTGCCTTTAAAAAGTTGTTTATAAGTTCACTTGCATTATCAGGTGACGTAACAATTCCACCTGCGCTTACATCTATTTTTCCGATTTCGTATGTAAAAAAATCAGCATCAATCTTCACGCCTAAAGGCACTATTTTTGTTTCACCTGCACCGATAATCACATCTTCCCTTGCATATAAGTCCACCATAGCACTATACTTAGTAGCTCGTGTTGGTTTGCATACTGTGTCTAAAACTTCAAACATTTAAATCCTCCATCATGTTAATTCTTTCAATTTCTAAGTCGATTAATTCCGACAACTCAAACATTTTATAGCTAAGGTACATCAAGAACGCACCAAACGCTAGTATGAATAAAGGTAAAAACTCCATTATCTTTTCCCCTTACATTTAAGTTTTTTTAACTCGTTGAATTTATCCGTTAAGTCTAACGAAGCCTCGAAAAGCTTTCCGACAACTTCTCGTGAGTCGTCAAGGTCGTTTTTAACCATTGATAGCTCTACTGACATTTTGTTAAGCTCGTCTGTTTTAGTGCTAAGCTTTGACGTGAGTTCTTTGATTGTCTTCTCATTTGCTCTGTTTTCATTTAGTGAGTTAATAAAAAATGGTGCTGTACAAATTACAATAAATAAAGCAAAAGCCGTTAATTTTTCGCTCATTTACTCCCCTTTTCTCGTTTTTTTCGTGTGTACTGCTTTAAAAATATTGGATAAAGCTTAATAATTTTTAACTTTCGTTCTATTGAGTTGCTTCGTGCTATTGAGTTCGCATTTTGAGCAAACCCATTAATCATGATTTGACGTGCTGTATAGAAAGAAGAATAAACCCCATGTTCGACCAGTAAACGACCAAACGCACTTAATTGTTTTCGGTCATAAAGCGTGTAGTAAATCCTTTGAAGTCTGTCTTTAAGGTAGTCTGTTTCTTTCATTCTGCGATTGTATTCAGCCTCTACTTCCTCTGTGCTTTTAATCCCCCATGTAATTTTCATCTGTGAAAAATAATCTTTACATTTTCCATACTTTTTATCAAGTTGTTCTAATGTCATTTTCCATTCCACCTATATTTCCAATAAAATTCTAAACGCTCGTTAAAGTCCAAAATCACATCTTCTTTATTTGCTGATTTTCTTCTAGCTCCGTACCTATAACACCATTCATCAAAAGCGTCACTAATCTTTTGACGATTAATAAATGAGGCTGAATTAGGCTTACACCTAAGATACTGCGTAAACTTTTCAAACGCTTCTTCTCTTGTGTAAAACATTCCTATTCTTACTAAATAGCGTATAAAATGAGTTTTGCTACCAGTAGACATTTGCTCTATTTTGTTTTGAATTTCAGCTATTGTCATAAGTTACCCCCAGTATCCTACACCTATAAACGGTGATATAAGTGTTGCCAAAGCGATAAGCCCTAACAAAAAGTTGACGAATTGATGTCCGTTCATTTTACACCTCTAAGTTAATGAATTTTGCTTTTTTAAACGTGTCGTTTTCTTCACGTAGGTATTTATTACACACGGACAAACGCTCGTTTTCTTTCTGCAATGAGTCTGTGATACGCTCGTATTCACTCATAATTGTAAGTAGCTTTTTTAATTGTCCCTCTTTGACGTATGCTATTCTGTCGTCATCTGCCATTTCTTTTAAAACTTCTGCAAAATCCATTACTTACTCCTCATAAGTTCAATTAGTATTAGTATTGTTTTCTTTTTTAGCGTGTTGTTTGTTTTGTAAAATCTTTCAATAAGGCTTTCCATTATTCGTCCTTTGCAAAACTTGGTAGTTCACCGATAAATGGCTCACAATCAATAGTTGAATGAAAAAAAATATTATATTTTATGACCTCAAAACAATCTTCTTTTAAAAAATTTTGTACGACAACCCACTCTCCATCTTTTGGCTCCCATTGTACCAGTGAACTTTTTCTGTAACTTCTTCTATCATCATGATAAAATAGTTCATCTCCTAAATCTGTAACCATTTGAATTTTAAATATACCGCCACCTACTGCGTGACGTACAAAATCACCAACTTTAAATGTTTCCATAATTTATCCTTTAAAAAGTCTTTATACACTCCCTACCGTCACCCCGTTGTCAATGCTCGTGACCGATGTATCAGTGTTCCGCTGTATTCATAGGGAGCTTATAAAAGCTTCTAAGCTCTTAAAAAGTGAGTAGCCATAGGACTAGCGCACCTATGGATTTTCCGTTGCGCACCGTGCGTCTTTTAATAAATAACCCTTTTCGAAAAACTACTAAGCCCTATTTATCTTCCATTCCGCCACTACTCACCATTTAAAAGCTTTGTAAGGGCTTTTTACCGTAGCATTTCTGCTCCCCTGTGCGTAGTTAGCTTTTTCACAACGTCAGCTAATCAAGACGATTTTTTAAAGGATTTTACCTTTGACAATGTGTAGCAAAAAACAAAAGAGTAAAAGTTTTTAGCTTTTGTCTCTTTCGTTTTGCATGTTGAAAGTATATTATATTTATTTTATTTTGTCAAGTGTTTTTAGTCAAATAATCCATTTTGTATCAAAATTTCTTTTTCCATAGCTCTATCAAGTATATATTTACCTACTTCTGGATTAACCATGTTGCGGAGTATTTGCCTACGGTCAAACCGTTTGCCTTTTTCTCTTTGTTCTTTTACATCTTTTATTACATCAAAAACTGAGATATCAAGTCCTCGCTCTTTTAATAACTCTTCAGGCGTTGAACGACTTATGTCAATATTTGTAAATTGTTTAAAAGGTATTGAAAAATTAGTCCAAAAATAATGGCGTCCTAATTCCACGCTAGGCTTTATTAGTGGCTCATAATATGGAATTACATTTTCAATACAATATTTACCTTTATACCAACTATTTAACAAAATTATTTCTTGATATAATTTCATATCAGGATATTCTTTTTCTTTTTTAGAAAAACATAATCGTGAATGTGTAGGGCAAGGTGGCGAAGCCCATATAAAATCAAACTCTTTGTAATTTTTTAAAAGATATTCGTGCGCATCTCCAATAATAACCGTATCGTTTGGAAATCTATCTTTATAAACTGCTGCGATATGTTCGTTATACTCAACCGCTGTTATATCGTGTTCATCTCCCCATAAAGCCCTATTACCACCAATACCTGCATATAGATTTAATATCCTCACTTCAACACCTCCAAAATCTTTTCACTTGCATCACTTGCACCGTAACCTATGATTGAAACAAATCCTAAATATTCTACATTTTTATGAAACTCTTTTTGTTTTGTAGATGATTTAGTATTGACTTTTTTCATCTCCAAAAATATAGTTTTGCCATGTGTTAGTATGATAATATCCGAAACACCTGCTTTTACTCCCTCCTCCTTCAACCTTGCAGCCTCTCTCGCTCCACGAGTTCCACCGTTGGGGACTGCAAATATAATGTAATCAGGCTCTGGAAAGTTATCACGAAACCATTGCACCAGTGCAACTTGTTCTTCATGCTCAGAATGATATGCAGTCATGTTTGTCACACTCATTTTTTTCATTAATCCATTCATACTCTAAATCGCATTTAAACTCATCACATCTGTATTTTTCAATACTTTTATATCCTTGCTTCTCTGTGTAATATGTCATATTAATACATCCTAAGCAACTATGTTCTACCACTTCTTTTTTCATTATCTTTTCTTCTATCTTCATATACTTACCCTCTCTTTTTAATTTTAATTTTATTGGCACTTCAAACTCTTGTACATGATTTAAAATATCTTCAATGGTAGTGTAATTGCATTTTATCTCTCTTAATTGTTTCCGTCCAAAATAACTGTTTAAAACGATAAACTCATTAACTAAATGCAACCCACAAACATGAGATATTTTTAAACATTCATTTCCATTTTTAGAAATATAAGACTCATATTTAACTTTTTTAACTTCCCATTCTATAAACTCTCCATCGCTGAACATACTGCCATCATAAGCCTTTTCGCTGTGTGTAACTTTTCTTATTGGAAATTCATGCCCACACTCTATACAATGTGTTACGCTTTTTTCATTTAATCTATGGCATTTTATACACTCTTTTGCTTTTATTTCTTCTTCTAATTTTTTATCTTTTTTCTTAGTTCCATTCCCGATAACAACTGGTACAATATTATCAAGCGTTCCATGCGTTAAAGTGTTACGCCCAAAATCAATAATTAAACAGTTTTCTTTATTTGGATATGTACGTAATCCACGCCCTATCATTTGAACATAAAGAGATGTTGACTGCGTAGCCCTTGCAATTACGACCATGTCACAAATAGGTGCATTAAAACCTGTCGTGAGGACATTTACATTTATTAAACATTTCAAAGTGTTATTTTTAAAATCTTCTAATAATTTAGCCCTTACATCTTTTGGAGTATCTCCTGTCACTATTTCTACGCTATCAAATCCTTTTCTATTAAAACAATCTTTAATCTTTTCAGCGTGATTAATTGAACTTGCGAATATTAACCACGCTTTTCTTTCTTTTCCCATTTCTAAAGTTTCATTCACAACTGCTTCGATAAGTTCCTCGGTTTCAACTACTCTAGCAAGTTCAATATCGTTATACTCACCGTTTGATTTTATGCTTACGTTACTTAAGTCATATTGTTTTAATGCGCCTTTGGTTATAGGCATACATAAATAACCATTATCAATTAAATATTTAAGCGTTATTTCATAACTTACACCACAAAATATCTTATTTTTACCGTAAATATTACCGCCACTTAATCGGTAAGGAGTAGCACTAAATCCTACTATTTTTGTTAATTCATTTTTTTGCAACAATACATCAAAAACTTTTTTATAACGTGTCTCTGCTTTATTATTTACTAGGTGCGCCTCATCAATGATGATGAGGTCAAACGGTTCACTTTTTTCTACAACATTAACAAAGGATTGAACACCTGCAAAAATAATTCTGTGATTTAACTCTCTTTTTTTCAAAGAAGCACTATAAATTCCTGCGGGTGCTTCACCCCATATTCCTTTTAACTCTTTAAAGTTTTGGTCTATTAATTCAGAAGAGTGCGTCAACATAAGCACTCTTGAATAATCATCACTCTTAACTACGTCCTCACAAATTTGTGCTATTATAAGGCTCTTTCCTGCTCCAGTTGGAGCAACTATAACTGGATTTATACCAATATTGTTGCTCCAATAGTCATAAGTTGCTTGTATAGCTTCTTTTTGGTAAGGACGTAGTTCAAGCATTATTTAATCACTAAACTTTTGTTTTCTACAATTTCAGCACCTGCAACATAAACGCCATCTTGCAATGCTTTTTTAATGGCTGTTTTGTCAAATTCAACTTTTACTCTTTGAAACTCTTTGTCTAACATTTCAGGAGTTATTTTATCAGAAATATTAACCGATTTTGTAGTAGTAAAGTAAAAGTTCCATTCATCAGTTTTGCATTTTTCGCCATCAAGTAACATTAATTGAAGCTGTTTAATTCTTTCAATGTCATTACTTAATGCTTGTTTACGTGCGCTTAATTTTGCTATTTTTTCATCATAAGCATTAATTGAATGTTGTAATTCAATTTTTAAATCTTGCATTGAGTTTAATTTAGTTTCTTTGTTTTGTTTAATTTCTCTAACAAAGTCTTTTAAATCATCTTCATTATGCAATAATTCACCGTTTTCATCACATTCACACATTAGGGCATATAATGCCCTAATCTCCTCTAATATTTGAAAAGTTGTCATTACTTAGCCGCCCACGGTCTTGTATTTGTTGCTTGTTTTTGCGCTGTTGGTTGTGCATTGCTTTGTGCTACTGCGCTACCATTTGGCTTATATCCTTTAATACGATTACTTTCTTCATATGCACCTTGTGCAGGTTGTACACCTACTTTAATGATTAAAGGAATGTTATGAAGTTCTGCGCTATCGTTTACATTAATTTTGTTTGTAGCTAAACAAATGCTTGCCAAAGTTTGCTGTGCAATTTGTACCGCTTTTTCGTTTTTGTTATCAAGGTTTAAGTTATCAAACAAAACACGACCTTTATTTGCGCCTTCAATGATTTCAAGCTTTAGGCTTAAATATTGACCTTCTCTATTCTTCGTTTCTTTCCACTCGCTATCTGTAATAACAGCAACATAATCACCTGCTGGAATAAGCTCGAAACTGTTGTTAATTTCGATTTTTGATAAGTCAAATTGTAGTAATGCCATTGTATTTTCCTTTTTAGTTTAAATATTGTAAAAATGGATTTTCACCATTCGCCACTGTTAAATCTTCTGTAATTCCTAAACGATTTTTGCTAATATGGTTGGCCGTTGGGTAGCATGTAAGAATACGAGTACCGTCACTCATCGCTTTTAATTTTTCTCCTCCGCCTTTTTTAGTGTAAGTTTTTAGCTTTAAATAAGCAATTACATCAACATTATCAGAATAGTGCTGAACGCTTTTTTTGTGCATACGAATAGTATAACGAGTGTATGGGTCTTGGTCTGGCTGTTCGATTGTTTCCGTGTCAGTATGAGCAATAAAAACAATGTTCATTCCTTTATCTTCGCTCAACATTCCGCACCATTCTCTAAACTTACGATGAACTTCACTTACTGCACTATACCCTGCTCCATAGCCACCCATCGATTGGTTGAGAGATTTTGCCTTAGGGTCGCTTTCTAAAATTTCTTTTTCGATGAGCGTGTTAAGTTGTGTAACGCTATCAATAACAAGCGTTTTAAACTCGTGCTCTTCTTCTCCCAACATTTGCACATATTTAAAACATTCTTCAACTGTTTTCACCACTGGCAAAAGTGCTACATCTTCACGGTCGCTTAGTGATAAAGTACCGTCCTCAGTTCGCAAAATAATAGGATTAGGAAATGTACTTGCTAGTGTAGTTTTGCCAACACCCCCCTCGCCAACAACTGTTAAAATCAAAGGTCTTTTACCTTTTGGACTTGTTAAAATGTCATTTAACATTTTCTCTCCTATGCTCTAAATAAAATTTAATTAAAAAATTAATTAAACCAGCTTTTGTCATACTAAGTTCATTTGATAATCTATTTAGTTCATCAAAAACTTCACGTTTAACACCTATTTGCATTTAATCCCCTTTCTTTAAATATAAGTGTATTATAATAAAATAATTATTAAAATTTTATTAATTATGCACATCATTAGACCATTGAGCTACAATTTCTTTGAAATAATCATAGTTTGTGATTATCTCTATTTTTTTAGTTCGTTTTGAATTGTGCATAACAAATTCTTTTAAATTAAAAATCATTTTTCCACGAATGAAATCGTATTCCATTGTGTCAATATTTAAAGTATCTATCATAAGCGCAAAGACCTAAATATAGTATGCTCTATCTCTTTTTCTTCCAATCCATCGCCTTGATTATTAACCCATAAAATAGAACTCTTAACCTCTTCGCTACTTAATCCTTCATCTTGCAAATACTTAGCGCAACTAAACAGATAAGTATTTCTACCTCCTGCACCGAAACGCTCATGGAATTTCAATACTTCCAAAAGTTTATCAGTGTATAAAATAGAACGTAAATAATCAATTTTTGGCATATCATTGTTATATTGTTTATGCGGTTGAATAGGGTTTATAGTATGTGCTTGTTTTTCTTTTTCTTTGTTAATTTTAAAATATAGCTTAGCTTGTTTTTTAATAACATCATAATCAAAAAAGAACTTACCATAATGAACAATTACTTCGCTATTTTCATATCCATAATAAAAACGTGCAATATCTTTACACGCCTTATCATTACCATATTTCAATATTAAAAAAGCCATTGTTTGCTTATACTCTTCTATCGTTGTGTCAAGATTTTTTTCAAGAGGTAAAATCAATCTAAATCTATCGCACGTATAACCGTTTTTTTCCTTTTGGTGACTTTTTGTGGTTGCGATAATGTGCTTATAGTTTTTAAATAGTTCTTTAGCTTGTGTTATTGTTATGCCATCATCAAAATCAAGCATGAGAGTATTACACTCTTCTAATTTACTATTTTTTTCAAGTCGATAATTGTTTTCATAAATGAATGGTGAATAATTAAAAGTTGATTTTAAAACCTCTCCGAACGCTTCTAATGTATCTACATGATACCCTTTAAATCCTTCGCTTAAATGCGTTGAGCATGAAAAATTTATCATATGTTACTCATTTCAATAATAGGCTCATCTTCATACTCTATTGTCTCAAAATCTTGTTTTATAGGCTTACTATTCATAATTCCCCCTATAATTTTATCTATGGTTATTTTAGGTATTATAGTTGTTTCAAAGGCATCATTCCCATAAAGTTTATAAAGAATTGGAATAACTCCCCTATTGTCTTTATTACACGTTACAAGCCTTATACCTTGCGACTTTTTAAATTCGTCCTCTTCAATTCTTAAGCCTTTTTCGCTTTTACTTTCTTGTATTGGTATACTCACGTTATAGCAACATCGAACAGCGTCAACAAAAGCCCCTGCCCCTCTTGTATTGCCGTCAATTTTAGAAGCATGATGAATAATTATTATTGTTATATCCACTTCTTTACACCAATTAATAAAAGGTTGCATAAATACCCTAGCTTGACTATTATCGTTCTCATTACCGCTAAAAAACGCTAACAATGGGTCAATAATCAATAATCGCACATCATACATGCAGCAGAACTCTTTTAACTCATTTAGTTTGTCATGGTCGAAATCAAAATCACGACCTTTTGAGTGTGCAAAATGCAAAGGGTCATCAGTAATTAACAAAACTCTATTTTCGTCATACTCGTTTATAATGCCAAAAGTCTTTAATGTTTCACTTCTATTTTTTACGTTTCCTGCTTCATCTTCAGTTAGCCACATTGCCACATTGCCATCATGATAATTTGTATATTCGGCCGCTAACTTAATGGATAGGTTTGTCTTACCAATACCACCACGAGCGGAAACCATGCAAAGAGTATTTTGAGGGAAAGGCATAAAGTGAGATAAAAT